AGCAGCGAAGTAACCGTGATGCGCGTTGCGCTCTCGCAATAATAAGCCAATACATCAACAGCAGCAGCCGTTGTCGTCAACGTTGGTGCCGTACCACCAGCAAACTTATATTTCGTGCCCGCATAAGCAAGCGTCCTGCTTCCCGTTCCATCCTGAGTAATCACAATCACACCGGACTGACCAGCAGTCACGTTGGTTGGGTCGCCAAGTGATCTTGACCCCCCGAGCGTGACGCTAAAGTTGTTGCCCAAACTCATGTCAACAGCAATCGTTGCCGCATCGGTCAATGCAACAGGCGTTCCACGCTGTGCTTTCGTAAAGCTCTGAGTAACAGCAAGACCAGCAAGCGTTGTAGTTGAAGCTGGGATCGTGACCGTAACGTCAGCACCTGGATCAGCAACACTCAGCGTCAATTCATGCGCGTCAGGCGTTGCACCCTCAAAAATCAGGCTGCCATTAAACGTAGCGTTACCCGCAAAGGTTGATGTGCTGTCGAACGTTGCAACACCCGTGACATCTAACGTTCCAGGGACATCAACGTTGCTTGTAAATTCAACGTCTGTACCGTTAGTCGCTGTTTGCAGTAGTTGACGCGCACTGCCATTTGCAAGCTTGTTAACTGCAATCTCAGCTGTAGCACTAACGTCAGCATTGACGATCGTGGCATCAGCGATCATTGCGCTGGTGACTGTTCCCGTATCACCTGTCGTGACAACGTTGCCGCTGACATTTGGGAATGTGATTGTGCGATCAGCCGTGGCGTTAACGACCGTGATCGTGGTCTCGTACTGATCATTTGCAGAACCTTCAAACGCCAATACAGCGTTCTGACCCAGCAACACCGTGCCGGTAAACGTTGGGCCAGCCGCTCCAATCTTTTCCGCATCAAGCTCCTGCAATGCAGCCTGCACGTTTGTCGCGGCAATGCTTCCAGTTGCTACAACCGAAATATTTGATGCAGTCTGGCCCGCGATAGCGTTCGAGACATCGATTAATTGGAACGTGTTTCCCGCGCCCAAAGATATGAGCATGTCGGGTGGGGCCAAACTCACTGCAGGCGCATTGCCTGAACCTGTCCCCGAGTCACTGACGACCACGTAATAGTTGAGGTTGCCTGTTGCAGGTGCTGGCAACGCACCACCAGCACTAAAGCCCGCAGCAGAACCCGCAGTCGTAACTGAACCAACTAAATTTGTGTTTGCGTTATACGTTCCAGCATTGACAAGGTTGCCGCTAATAACAGTGATTGGCAGGAACGATTGCCCTGTAAACACGTAAAGATCTTCATTTTTCTCGTCGAAGAAGAACTGGCCCTTAAAGTCACCAGCAGGGAAAGTTACAACGTTATCTGTGGCACCAGCGCCACCAAACTTGGTGACAGATTGATCTGCAAGTTTTGCTGCTGTAACTGCATCAGATGCAAGCAGCGAGCTTCCAATTGTTCCACTTGTCAGCTTTGTCGCTGAAATTGCAGGAATGTCATCAGCAGCAAGTGTTGCACCTGTACTTACATGGCCTTGAGCGTCAACTGTGACCTTGGTGTAAGTGCCAGGTGTAGCCGTATTGCTGTGGTTTATATTGCCGTTGCTATCAACAGCAAGTCCTGTCCCAGGGATGACAGCGCCTTTAGCACTGCTGGTAGCAACTGGCAAATCTGCGGCTGCTAAAACACGCCCGCCAGTAACTAAGCCCTTGGCGTTATAAGTCACCACATGATGAGTGGTACTAGCCGATACGTCGTTATTAACTTCAATAGTGTTGGAGTCCATGCGGAGTCCTTCACCATTGACAATCACGCCGCCTTTGGCGCTTGTCGTTGCAACAGGAATATCACTGCCATCAATCGTTCTGTAAGCAACCGTTCCACCAGCACTGGTTGGGCCAGCCATAAACTGGTTTGCTGAAGCCGTGTTATCAATCGTTGCTGCAACTGCAACGCTGCTACCGCTAGTCGTTGCCGTGATGTTGATGGTGCCGGTTGTATCACCAGTTACCGCATTGATTGATCCTGACGCTTTAAGGCTCAGCCACGCTGACCCGTTCCAGCAGTAAAGCGAATTGTCGTCAGTGTCTAGAGCAAGCTGACCTGTAAACGCTCCAGAACTGGGCAGCGTTGTGACTAGGTCAACAGTGGATTCATTGGCAAGCTTTGCAGCGGTGATTCCGTCATCCGCAACCTTGGCTGTAGTTATTGCAGCATCTGCAACTTTGGCGGTGGCAATACCGCCATCAGCAAACAAGATTTTTGCACCTGGGATCGTCGCATCAGCAATCAGCGTGACGCCATTAGCGACCAAATCGCCAATCGTCAGCTTCTTGGTTTCACTTGCACTGTTGTCAACAACAGCAACCAAATCAGCAGTAGCCAGGTTGGTCCCGGCCAGAGCTGCTAGTTCACTGATTTTTAAATCAGCCATCGGTGGTTAGCTCCCTGCTTAAAGGTCGGTCTCTAGCAGCAGTTTAGCCGCACCGTCTTGATCCAAGCGCATTTCACCAGAGTCCTCCTGCAAAAGCTCATCGGGAACAGTCATGCTCATTCTTAATTGAATTTGACTCGTTGCAATAAAGTCAGCAGTGATTGCAACTAAATTTGCTGGCTCGAATCTTACGGCACAGGCTGTTATAACTGCGCTAAATTCGTACCAAATTGAATGATTTTCGCCTTGAGCTATGTTACTAGGGTTGTAACCAACTGTTTTTAAATAAAATTTTGCGTAAAAGTCGCTGCCGACTTTAGTCCTAAGTATTAATTCTAGAAGGTACTGAGGCAGCTCTTGAGCTGTATTCCCTCCATATTCCCATTCGCATGACATCCGGCCAGAGCCAGCTATTAATGTGCTGATTTGATTCCGAAAATCATCCGATAAAGTCGTTGTATCAACAGTCTCCCTTTCAGTATTCAACTCATAACTTTGCACTTTCCCAAGAACTCTTGAAGTACTGTTTTGAACAGTAATAGAGATTGGAATGTTGTTTCCTGGAGTGGCTAAAGCTATTGCGTTCGCTGATCCGCCGTTCACAGCATGAGCAAAGCTATCGTAAAGCCTGATGCCGTCTATCTCGTCAACATAAATAAACTTTTTTACGCTTGAATCTGCATAACTATTGATAAAATCAAGAGCACTGCCGTCAGTGCTTTTAATTTCAATCTGATCACCAGTGATTAGTTGCCCGTGCTCGAAATTAAAGCTAAAACGCTTTGCCGTAGTATTTACATCGCCTGTGTTGATTGTCGCGCTAATTTGACTGCCGTTAAACTGACGTTGCAACTCAACTTGGCCAAAATTTCCTAGGTATACTGTCATGAGATTGTGGCGGTTAGCAGTTCTCCCGTTCCAATAAACGAGACCTCAGCACGCACTAGATCAGCAGTTGCAGCACCCATCGTGGCGCTTGAAATATAAGCCTTAATTTTGATGTCATTAATGTCCGCACCATCCACCCAACGGAATGTCAAATCAACAGTGTCGTTACTGGTAACACCAGCTGAACCAGTCTTGACCAGTGCGCTCAACAGGCTTGTTGTGTTGATTGAACCGCTGTCCTCTTTGTAATAAAGCAGGCTGCAACTACCCGTATAGCCAACAACTCCTGGGACATAGCTACGGATATTGTCACCAAGCGTCGTAGATTCCAGGGTCTCAAGGTTTGCCTGCACCGAAAAACTGGACACCTTTGCAAGAGTCGTACCAGCGACCTGTAAGACGCCATCTCTTCCGGTGTAGACCTTTGCCATCAGGCTGAATCAATGATGCCAATTAAGTTCACTGTAACAGTGCTCAACCCAGGCCGCACCTGAGTCAATTGCGGCGGGCCTTCATAGCGATACACATTCCCCTGGCTTTCCGCTCCAATTGCATTACGGTTTCCCTTCCAGCCTTTCTTTGAAAAATCTCCACTGATCGCAAACGTCGTAAACGTGCCCTTCATTTCGTCGTAGTGGTCAAGAAACAACTCAGCGTTTGCGTCGGTGATGTTGGTATAACTCAATGACAACTTCATGTTGGTGCGGTTGCTGCCGTACAGAATCCGCGTCTCAGCGCCGTTTTGCGACTTAAACGTTTTGATCGGGTAGTCCCCTGCATCAAAAGAACGGCTGGCTGGGACAAGACTAGGAAATGCCATTAGAAGATTCGGAAGTCACCGTGCAAGATTGAATGGACAAGCTTGCTTTTGCCTTCATCATCGCAGGGATGCTCTGAAGCAACAATATCTACTGTTCCCTCCTCAGAAAACGTCAGTTGCTCTACAACATAAATATTTTGAGAAACGGTGTCGGCATTGACTGTAAATACAGAGCCATGGAAAGTCGGGTCTTGAACGTGGCTGTTAGAAACGTTCATCACGCCTGTTTCTACGTCCTCTGACCCTGACTTGAAAAACGTAACGTTGTACTGACCATCCACAAGCTCTGAAACGCTAACTACTGCTCCACTGCTTGAAACAGTTCCGTTGTTGGCGCTGCTATATGGACTGGATTCCGTTATCACCTTGATGTACGAACCAGCCGTAAGGCTTAGGCCATGCACTGTTGTTGAAAAATTAATTGTATGCGTAACTAACTTACGCAAGGAAAGGAAATACTTCGCGACTTTTTCTGCATGTTCTTTAGACGTGCAAAATTGTGTTAAGTCAAATTGCTCCTGAGGGAGAAGCTCAGTAGTAGACTCGCTAAATCCTTTCGCTAGGTTAACGACAGTTAACGTCCTCTCTTCAGGCAATTTGTTTTGACGTTCTTGCCTGTACCTAACCACTGCTTTAAACGACCTGCGCTCCTCTGACCTTAAATATTCGACCTTAAAACTATCTTCTAATATGTTTCCATTGGTGAAAAGTTGGGAAATAGGTATGGGGCCTTCGTTCATTGCCCCGCTTTCTGGATAAGTAGGTAAAGCAGGTTTTAAGGAAAATTTACCGTCAGAGATTACAAAGTTGCACAAAAAGTTTGGAGCCATATCCATAACAAATTGCCGCAAGTTTGTGCGTTCAACAATTGGTCCGTTAAAAGCTAATTTGTATTCGTGTAAAAATCTCGACGTTTCTTTCATTGCTTTTCTGTCCAGTAAAGATGGATTGCTTGAAGTCATTCCTAGTAACGCGCCAGCACCGCCCGTTTGATCTGTGAACAAGTAGTAAACAAGATCAGTCAAAAGATTGCTTGGGCCAATATCGTTGCTATCCCCATACACTCTTAGCCTGCCGCCGGGGTGCAGCCGTTCTACATGAATGCCTTCTGCTACCCAACAACGCAACTGGTCTAATTGCGAAAAATTGCGCCCTGCTTTTAATGACAATCCTGCTAGCGTTAAATCACTAAACTTTGCAACTGGGTCGTTTTCTTGGATTTCGTTTACATAAACAATTTCATGCTCTGGAGAGTTGCTGTTTGATTTTTCTACAAATTCACGGTAAGCACTAATGTCAGCATATTGTGTTTGGCTTGCAAAAACAGCTTTACTACTAAAAACTTGAGGTGTTCTTGTTGTAATTAAATTGCCTACTTGGTACAAGCCGCCAACTCTTGAATAAGATGTCCTAAACGGATTGTTATTAGAAACTAGCACCGTATGAGAAAATTCTTCGCCTTGGTTCCAGTTCGATGTAGTCCCTGGCAAAACAGTTATGGCCGGGCTTTCCCAAATAAACTCTTCAATGCCGGTAAAATTATTACTGGTTTGCCTTACTGTGCTTATCAAAGCAAGTTTTATTGTTTTGCCTCCGGCGTTTGTTTCAGTTACTAAAAAAGGTTGACTACGCCCTCCAGCCCCAACAGCCGCTGCTGAGCCAAACATTTCATAGTAGTACCCTTGATTCCTTCCGCCAATAGTATCTGTCTCTTCAACACTTGTAATTTTAAATTTACGACCTGACCAAGTCATGGTCTGGCCAGTGAGTTGGTTGTAAGCAAATGGATTGCTGGGAGGATAAGCCGTGCCAACTCCGTTAATAGCCGCAGAAGACTCCGCTCCTCTTTTTATCTGTATTTCTTTGTTAATAGTAAAGCCCCCAGTGCTGCCAATTACGTCAACTTGCGTTGGGCTCCAGGTGTGATTTTCTCCAATGCCTTTTAGGCGAACATAATGATTAGCAGGCAACTCAACTTTAGTAAAAGTCCAATTCAACGAAATCCATCTGAACGGGCTTTGCTCAGTAATTTCCTTTGTCTTGATCGTTACCGTTCCACCTACAGGAACCTTGCTGCTGCTTGCACTGTCCAAAAGGGCATAAGCAAACGCACCGGTTTTGCCTGCAGTTGAGTCAAGGTTTGCAATGTTAGATACACGCGCAATTGATGTCGCAAGAAGCCCTGCAATAGGCCCAGGCAATGGATTTACTCGGGAAACACTGCTTGGCCCTTCAGTTGCTACGTTGCCTCCAGAAGTGGATGGATCGCGAAAAAATTCTTTGTTCTGCTCTATTCCGCTTTTATAAGTTGTCTTGCTGGCGGTATGAATAGTCAAAAGGCCAAACCCTTCTACTTCAACACCTTGACTTATTATTTTTGGGGCAGAAGGTATTAGCTCAACCATCTCTTCTTCCTTATCAACACCTCTTAACTCAGAACCAGCAACAGGCACAAACTTAAATTCAAGCTCTACAGCTTGAGTGTTCGTAATGCGAATAAAATTATATTGTGCAACAGGTCTAGAGCCTCGAATAACAAAAAATAGAGGTATAGGCTTGAAAACAAAGCGTTCACCATTTTGGTCTAGCCCTGCTTTTCTTACAAAAATACGAAACACTGAAGACCTTACGATCGTAGACGTGATGGTCCCAGAATTAACTTGTATATTGTCATCTTCATAGTCGTCTAATTCTCCTGAACTGATTAAGCTATTAAAAGCACATAATCCGTTTAATTTTTGATAAACAGTGCTTTTGAGCCCAATTTCTGTTACGACTGCTGGTCGATTATTCAATACAATTGCAGATTCAACCCGCGTTAGTGGGAAGAATGCTTCGCCAATTCCTTGTTGTGTCTCAGTTCCGCCAGGCTTGCTGTCTCCAATGTACTCATAATCTGGAGTTACAACATTTTTTTCGCTGACTATACCAATTTTGCCTGTAACACTTTGGCTAACGTCAATACACTTTAAGGTTATGGTCTGGTCTGCTCTTTGCTTGGCTTCTGGGTTAAAAACAACTTGGCTTCTTAGAGTAACTTTCCAAATCGAACCAGCAATTGCAAATTTCTCACCAAGCTGCATTGCCTCATCTGCAGCTAGTTGCATTGATTCTACTGACGTGTTTATATCGTCAACACTTTCCCCTTGACCGTCCTTGGTCTTGTAAAAATTTTTATCTATTGCGCTGTGGCTAATTAAAAATTGTATTTCATCACCTTCAAATGTATCAACAACTGCTCTCATGTCAGTGCCACTAGGTCGCACTACTTCCCCGTTGCTTCTGGTAAGTTTAATAATACCCATGCGTGGACTGTAATTACGCCCTAGGCTGTCTTGGTCTTGCTTTCTAACCTCCTCTATCAATGCGTTTTCACCGCCGCCTAAATTGCTAAAAGACTTTCCTTCGTCTCTAAAAAGATTCTGATCGCCAGCAATTTTAATGCGAGCCAAAGTTTGCAACCTTCTCGCTTTTTTCTTGTTGTCGCCAGCAATAGAAATAATCTTATAATTTAACCTATAGTGATTACCATTTGCTATTGGCGCATAGACTCCAAATTCAGCGTTATTGGCTGGCGAGTAGGCATGGCAAAAAGCTTCAGAACGTTCTGTGTTGGCTGTAGGGCAAAGAAACACCTGTTCGTCTGGAGCACTTGGGGTGTCAGGATCTCCCGAATCAGGCTTGCTTGCCGTTCCCTTAATCAGGTCTTCTCTGCGTATTTTTGAGACAACATCAGTATTTGGCTTCCAATAAAACGCAAAGAAATCTTCAAATACATGATCGAGTGCGTTATTGCCTAAAAATATGCCTTCAAGATCTGGTTTTGCAATTCCGCTTGGCGTGTTGGTGTTGGGGTTTGTTAACCCCTGTTCTCCTACGACAAACAACAACTTGGCACGTTGCAACGTTCCATGGCTGAACATCCGAGACCAAATAAGTCTTGGGGTGACAAGCATCCCTCCAACACCAGTCGTGCTGTCATAACGTCCAAAAATCAAAGGGATTGGTGACGCATAATCAGCTAACTCAGCTAACGTGTCAAAACCACGAGACGGCGTAAATCGACTTGCCCCCGTGGTATCGCCAAGGTTTACGACGCCACCACCCTTAGAGCCTGGCATTTTGGGCTTTGGCGTCAGCAGGTATGCAACGCCGGTCAGAACCAAGCTGATTGCAAGCTGGATCAGGAAAGGTTCAAAGCCTGTAGCCTGAACATCAGGAATATGCTCATATTCTGCAGGCCTTAATCGGCCGCGCCGCCTTACTTCAGCCGCAAAAAGTTGATACTCTTTTTCTGTAATTCCAATTGTTTTTATTAATTCTCTTTCGTACGGAAGCAGTGGTACGTCGTAAACAGACGGGCCGAAGACCATTGCACCTTCTCTGACA